AGTGAAAAATTAAAAAAAACTTTGTTATAATATGCTATTTATTATTTTAAGTGTAATGGTAACAATGATATGTTTAGATATTGTATGGTTAACTATAAATAGTAAATATCATTCTAAATTATTTGAATCTATTCAACAATCACCTTTACAAATAAAAATTATTCCAACTATTTTAGTTTATATTTGGATGGTAGGTGCTGTTACCTATTTTGGAGTTTTATCTAGTAAAACATCTAACGAGGCAATATTGCATGGTGGATATATAGGATTAGCCATGTATGGTTTATATGACTTGACTAATTTAGCTACATTTAAAAAATGGACCTATGAAATGTCACTAAAAGATATGACATGGGGGACACTATTGTGCGCGATATCATCACGTATTGGTTTTTATTTTAAATAATATTTGGTTTTATTATGAGTAGAAAACAATGTTTTGATCAAAAATGTATAAATTGTATTAAATCTATTGTTAAACAACAATTATCCGAATGCATGGATATATCCATGTGTATTAATAATGATATGGTTATAAATGGTGATTTAACTGTAAATGGAAATGTATATTATGAAACAATAGATGTATCAAATATATGTGTAGGCGATTTATCTTTAGGGGCAATATATTTAGGAAGTGATTGTAGAAATTTTGGTTATGGTAACGATGGGCAAGTTTTAGTATCTCGCGGAGGATTACCAAATGAATGGATAGATATAAATTTAGTAAATGGTATTAGAGGTGCAACAGGTGCAACTGGGATTAAAGGTGATACTGGCGTAAAAGGTGACACTGGATTAAAAGGAGATACAGGAATACAAGGGCCAACCGAAATCACAGGAAGTACAGGAATTACGGGAGGAATTGTATTTAATACAGCTCAAACAACTATACGATATGGTGTGCATCAAAATACAACAGTTGGTAACAATATTACAGAAAATATATATTATGGACATATATACAGTAATACTGAATATTCTTTACAAATATCATTATATGATAACACAACCCCAATAGATAACATTATACATATACATGCAAAATATACTGATCATTGTACCTATTATATGAAAACGGGAAGAACAGATCATACTGTTAATTGGTTTACGATTGGATATTAAACCATGTATGCTGACAAATTATACATTTTAGTTTACCTTGATTTTATTTATAAAATAAAATTGAGATAAATAAAATACCATTAATCATATATAATGGATTCATTCTTGTCCACCCACCAATCAACTTCCACCGAATACACAAACACGCGTATTGGAAGTACGCAACATAACGTTTATGGTGGGAAATATAACATTCCAACAGATAAACGCGACGAATTCTTTAAAGTATACTACAAACATGTTTTTGAACAAGGACACTCTGAATACTTAACTGAAACCCAATTAGATGTCGGCCCAATTGGAATTGATATTGATTTTAGATATAAAAATCCTCAACGTGCCTACAAACCCAACGATATTTTGGAATTCATTGACTTGGCAGTGCAGCAACTTAATAACGTCTATACTATCACACAAAACTTTCCAATTTATGTTTTTGAAAAACCAGAAATTAACGTCATAGCTGCTGACAAAATTAAAGATGGTATCCATATTATTCTAGGGGTAAATATGGATAAAACCTCAAAAGAATTATTTAGGAAGAAAATTTTGGATAATATGAATTCTACTTGGAAACATTTAGAAGAACATTTGACCAACACTTGGGATTCCGTGTTGGATTCTGGAGTTTTCAAAGGATCTCTCCCATGGCAGTTGTATGGCTCTACCAAGCCTGGATATCCTCCTTATAAACTTACAAAAATTTACACTTGTCAGAAAGATGAAGATTCTGAATATGTATTGCATGCAAGTAGTATTGAAAAGTTTGACATGAAACGCGAAATTTCTAAACTATCTATTCAAAATACCAATTACGAAACTCCTGTCATAAAAGAAGCATTCAAACCAGAATATGACCAAGTCAAAAATGTTCCTCGTAAAAAGTTGCGAGTTGTATCAACTGATAGTACTAATTTTACGGATATTGTATGTCCTACCACACTAGACCGAGCAGTAAATAGTTTGCTATCCAACAAAAATATTGCAGATCATAAGTTGCACGAAATTCATGCCTACACCATGATTTTGCCTGCCAAATATTATTCAGAGTATAGCGAATGGATGAAAGTTGGTTGGGCCTTGAGAAATACTGATTTCCGCCTCTTTGTTACTTGGATTAAATTTAGTAGTCTATCTCCTAAATTCTGCTTCTCTGATGTTCAAAAATATTTTGGAATGTGGTGCAGTTGGTCTAAACCAAATAATGAATTGACTGACCGTTCCATCATGTTTTGGGCACGCAATGAAAGTTACGAACAATATGAAAAAGTCAAAGTACAAAGTGTTTCCATGTATATTGATGCAATTTTGAAAGAAGCGGTGTGCACTGAATTTGATCTTGCAAAAATCTTGCATTTGTGGTACAAAGATGTCTTTGTATGTGTAAGTATTACCAATAAATGCTGGTATGAATATTCTGATCAGAGATGGCAATCTACTGATGCTGGTACGAAACTTCGTAATTATCTCAGTGAATTCAATGGTATTTACGGATTATTCAAAAATAAGTTGATGGAAATGAATAATGCACTTGGAGAAATGGCCGATGGTGATGAACAAAAAGATATGATGCAAAAACGTCAAAAGAAGATTTGTCATATCATGATTGATCTTAAAAAGACGGATAAGAAGAATAATATTATGCGCGAATCATGCGATCTATTTTACATTAAAGATTTCTTGAACTTGCTAGATACAAAAACATCGGTGTTGTGCTTTACCAATGGTGTCATTGATTTTAATACGAAATCATTTCGTCCAGGGTTGCCAGACGATTATACCTCTATTTCTACTGAAATTCCTTATGTACCGATAGATCAGTGTAATCCAAAACATGTTCAAGAAATTAACGAATTCATGCAGCAGATCTTTCCTGAACCTGAATTGTGTAATTATATGTGGGACCATGCTGCATCCGCGACGATTGGTAAAAATAAAAACCAAACGTTTCACATGTACAAAGGTGATGGTTGTAACGGAAAATCCAAATTTGTAGAACTCATGTCTAAATCATTTGGTAAATACAAAGGAACTTGCCCCATTACTTTGATTACTCAAAAGCGAACAAGTATCGGTAGTACATCTTCCGAAATTGTACAGCTTATGGGCAAGCGATATGTGGTGATGCAAGAACCGAATGAAGATGATGAATTCAATGAAGGTATTTTGAAAGAAATAACGGGCGATGACCCTATTCAAGGTCGCGCTCTCTATCAAAATACAGTTACCTTTTATCCTAACTTCATCCTTGTGATGTGCACCAACTATGATCTTAAAATCAAGGGTAAAAATCACGGTATTTGGCGGAGAATTCGTAAAGCAGATTTCAAAACATTGTTTACGGTGAATCCAGTAAAAACTGATGTAAATAAGCCATATCAATTCAAGTTGGACAAAGAAATTGATAAAAAGTTTGAAGAATGGAAAACGGTGTTTATGAGTATGCTTATTGAACGTGCATTTGTAACGGAAGGAAATGTAAAGGATTGTTCTATTGTTATAGAAACATCCGAGAAATATCGTATGGACCAGGATCATTTTGCAGGGTTTATTAATGACCGTATTATGGTAGATCCATCTGGTTCGGTAAAAGAATTGGAATTGTATGAAACATTTAAAGATTGGTGGAAATTGTTGCATGGTCAGGGATTGCCGAAAGGGAAACTTCTGTTTGACTACATTAATCAGAAATTTGGTAGAAAAACAGGGAGGTCATGGAAGGGAATTTCTATTATCAAAGAACAAGAATCGGAAGATGAAATGCATGAATTGGGATAATAAATTAATAGACATGATTTACGATTATTTTTTTGTCATTTAAAAATTATTTAATGCATAAATCTAAACAGTTTTGTATATAATATCAAGTTATTGTATGGCTTTTTTAGGAGAACCTATGGATGTTTCAGAACCTGATTCATATGAATATAAACTTTTAAAAATGATAGAACTATTAGAAGGGTCAGAAACAATGTTACCTATAAAATTTGGTCCAAGTTCAGATGGAACAATACAAATTATTAATTTACCTGCGATAGAAGAATATATTGCTCAACAAGCAGACGAAGAATTACAACAAACATTAGTTGGCATATTAAAAGATATTCAATCTGAAATGGAAATTTTAAATGGTATTCGTCCCAGCCCGTATGATGTTATTTTGTATTTAAATTTACATGGTGTATTTAAACCTGATACTGTATTGGGAGAAGATGAATGTTTAGACGATGGGTTAACACTATGTTCAAGAAGTGGAATAAAAAAAGGGTATAGTGTAACTGATTTAGATTGGGACAATAAAAATGTTACGTTGTTAACATCTACTTGTATTGGAGTTAAACACATATTACACCCTGAAATTTTGTCTGGTCAAGTTAAAAAACTTATAGACGACCAATATGAAGAAACACGCATGTTAGATGTTAAAAAGTTACAATCATCATTACGGGCTTTAAAACAAAAATATATACGTGAATATGACCCAACTCCAGATATTGAATCAAAAAGATATACTCGTGAATCCTGGGTTAATTTTACACATGATGTTGGGTGGGGAATTTCTAAAAATAAATGGTTAAATAAAATTTTACAAAAAGATATGGTAAAATTTAAATGGCCAATACAAATTATTAGAGATGAAAAACAAAAAATCCCAATGACTATTTTTGATGATATTATACTAAACGAAGGTAAATCGCATATGGATTTAAGAGGTCAACATCTGCCATATATTACATTAACTAAACTTATTTATTATTTATTAGCAATGGGTTATATAAATATATTAATTATAGATTCTTCGTGTGGAGATGAGACACTTTACAAAGGACGATATATAAGAAGGCTTGCCAGATGGCAAAAAAAAGCAGGATTATTTGATGGAGGTAAACGAAAAAGAACAAAAAGAAATAAAAAAAGAAGAAATCAAAAAACTAAAAGGAAATAATTTAAAAGTCATTTTATTTTTTCAAGACGAAAATCTTGTAAAAATAAATTCTTTATCATTTTGGGCTTATGCAATTTAGAGTTATTATATTTTTTATGAACGGAATTTATATCGTCTTGATTTACGTTTAAGTCTACGTTGTTGTCTTGTTTTTTTACCGCCTAGTAAATGTGGAGGTATATCTATATTCATATTAATTGCAGTTTTTTTTATAATTTCCCAATCTGATACACCTAAAAACTCATTTATTTTATTAAACATATGTCTCGCTTTTGCATGTGGTTGATGTAATAATGTGGAAGATGGTTTTTCCGCAGGTGAAGTTGAAACCCGCAGTAATTGTGTTGGTAAACGGTCTGTATTCTCGTGTAGTCTAATTTGTTCTTGAATATAATCATGTAAACCTCCATTTTTTAAACGAAGAGATGCAGATTTTAAGGCTCCCCTGTGGTCTGCAACTGCTACACAAACTATATCATGATCGTCTTTAAGTCTATCGGATGCATAATGTAACATAAATCCATTCTTATAAACTGCCGAAAGAACTATATCTTCATTATCTTTAAGTGTATCAGATGCATACATTAACGCAAACGCACTGTTGGAAATTGCTACACGAACTATATCCATATTGTTTTTGAGTCTATCAGATGCATGTGCTAATGCCTGTCCATTTTGTTCAATTGCGGCACGAACTATATCTTCATTATCTTTAAGTGTTTCAGATGCATATCTTAAATTCATACCATCACCTGCAACTAGAGTACGTATTACATCCATATCAGCGCGAATATCTTCAGGTGCAAAACGTAACATAGTTTCACCGCGAATTATTCGTTCTATCCATCGGTCTTTTTCTTTTGACATATATTTATACAATATTTTTCCTATTTAATTGTCATAAAAATCAACCACTTTTTTGTTAATTTTTATTTTTTCAGGACGAAAATCTTGTAAAAATAAACCATCCAATGATCGTACGCGTGATAAAGCAACATACATTTGACCGCATGCAAATATCGTTTGTCCTGCGTCAATTAGTGCTTTGTCCATAGTAGCTCCTTGGGATTTATGAATAGTAATAGCCCAGGCATAAATCAATGGTAATTGTTCAATTCCAATTCCTGGAATTTTTTCGCTTTTCCATAACTGCGGAGTGATTAATACATCGCCACATTCAAATCTAACAATCGGATTTTTATTTGTAAACCCAATTATAATTCCTTGACTTCCATTACAAACAGGAATTGTATGCATATTCACAATGCACATGACAACAGTTCCAATTTTTAATGCAAGAGTAGGTTCGCATCGCACGTGATTATATAAATAGGAAACTTCATAATCTATTTGATCATCTGTAAATTTTTTACGAGACCGTTTTTCATTTTCAGTCATTACCAAATCTAATTTGCGTTCTTTCGTAAAAATATATTCCTCACCTTCCAATTTAGAATAATGAAACGTGTTTATATAGTCTGCTTTGTCGCGTGTAGATACTAATTGTGTGATATTGGGCGGAGGTTCAATGCCGACGCGTGTCATTATTGTTTTAAATGATGATTTGGTTATTTTTCCTTTTCTAATTTCCGACAAAATGGTTTGAAACGTTTCATCATTTTGTCGGAAATTTTTAATTAATTGTACAATATCAAAAGTAGATTTCCATATGGGACTTTCAAAACAATAATCGGCATTTACGGGTGGTAATTGATAAAAATCTCCGCAAAACAGTAGCTGTATTCCACCAAATGGTAAACTACAACCGCGAATGTTTTGTCCAATTTCGTTTAATTTTTCAAATAATTCTAATGCCATCATACTCACTTCATCTACAATCAATACATTTACTGCTAACCACCTTTTTTTTGCATGTTCTTTAATTGATTTATTTCCTAATCCAATACCTGCCCAAGAATGAAGTGTTGTTGCATTACAGTTTAATAGAATAGCTGCACAACCAGTCATTGCACACACTTGAATATTCATTTCATTTTCCAATGCATGCCGATAGACGTTTTGTATCCATTTTGATTTCCCAGTTCCGCCAGGTCCAGTTAAAAACACGTTTTTACCTTGCAAATATAGATCAAATGCGAATTGTTGTTCATGTGAAAATTCCATTTATCATAAAAAAATAAATATATTTTAATCAATTTTAAATATGCAAGTTATAAAATGCTCTAAACCATTCTTCCGTCTTTGATGGAGTATCCTGATATGCATCAAATAAATAAATATACACTGCGTTATAAAATGGAGAATATTTAATTGTTTGAAACCACACTTCAAATGATAAAGTGTGAGGTATATATCTATGTGCTAAATATTCATCAAACATAATATCCATGGCATTTGCCTTATTTATTCCTGTAAAATCGGTAACGTCATAATGTCGGTTTAATCCAATTTTTCCATTTTCAACTATATTTCCAAAATAGTCAATAAAATAATTTCTCCAAAATTCTGGATCCTCCATTTAACATTCTATACGTAAAAAAAATAATTCAAATTTAATTAAAAAAAAGCAAAAGGAGAGTGGGAGAGGGATTCTTACCTGGGAGTTGTAGCCGATTTAGACGAAGAGTTGCCGAGCAAGTTCCTGTTCCGCGTACGACTTGTTGAATCGCTTTTTCTTCTTTTCTGGAGCAAATGGCAGTGTAGTCGGAGTCGGCTGAGCTGGCGTAGTCGGAATAATCTGGGTGAAGAAGTTGGTGATGGTATCGCCGATGAAGCTGGAAGGCATATCGGGCACATGTGCGGCCGCCATGGAAATGTCGGTCGGCGCCCACATTTCTTCCAATTCGCTCCAAACATATGCCGACCAATCGTCGCGATTGACACAGTAGATTTCACAACCAGTGTAGATGATGTGCGAAATTGCATCGGGCGAGTTTGGATTGTATCCACCAGACTTGTTAAGTCCAATGGTCACAAATCCGCCGTTTGCAGGCACGGAGACTTGCTGGAACTGCAAAATTCCTAGAGCCGAAGCAGTCATTTCACTTGCAAAATGTACGAAACAGTAGAATGCTCCAATGGGAGTTTCTACCATATCAATACGTTCAATCTGCGATCCAGTCCATGTCTTGACAGCGAGTGCGAGAGCATGGATAGAGACGTTGCCAGATGGGCGAGCGAATACGGAGGTAGACATGTTGGTTTGCTGTGAAGCTATGAGATTGTAATATTGTAAAAATGATTTCAATTTTTTTTAAATGACAATGCAAATTATAATAATAATGAGAAGAATGACCAATCGTAAAAACATTGTACACAAAGTATTTCAATTATTTATTCAATTTTTATTTTAAAGATTAATATAAGTATGTTTAGATATATTTTTATTCTTTTTTTACTGTACATGTTTTTGAAATTCCAGATAGATAAAATACAAAATAAAAAATATACATCTAACAACGACTATATAGATTTAATAAATAAATATAAAATGTAATGAATTATTATGTCAATTGTAGAATTATATTCTCTTGAAAAGAAATTTGGAGAAAAAAGAGATCAATATGTTTCATTAATGAATTCTATCAATTATTCATGTTTAGGGAAAGAAAAGGCAAGTAAAGAATGTTTAAAAGCTGCAAGATTAAATGCTCAAATGCAAACTTATTTGGTTCAAATGTCTAATTTGGTTGTTAAATATCCGAGAGATAGTAATGTAAATAAACAACATTTGGCATTATTACGTGTATCAGATAGTTTAGAAAAAGATATGGAAGAATTAGTTTCAAATAATGCTTTAAATATTGATTCGGAAATGCAAAAAAATATGTATGAATCTCAAGCATTTTTATATGGATTTGTTTCTATTATAATTTTAGGGTTTGTTATTTACCAGTATAAAAAAATATAACTGTATAGTAAATGACACAAAATATGACAAATCCACAATACGAATCCTATACAGATAATCTTCGCACTCTTGTAGAAGGAAAACAATATTCGGGTAAAAATGTATTGACTAAAGATGGAAAAATGGGATATATAACAGATACAGGTATTATTAAACAATATTCTTCGCCTAAAAGTTTAACTGTTTTAAATGGATGCACAACTAGTTATGAACAATTAAATGCAGAATGGGATAAATTAGGATTTCCAATTGGATCTGCAATGATAGATGGTCAAACATGTGGCAATGAAACTAAATATATACAAAGTAAACCTCCAAGTAATAATTTTGATTGGAAATATTATATAGCTGCAAATCCAGATTTAAATTTGACAACTGAACAACAAGCAATTGATCATTGGAAAAATACAGGAATACAACAAGGATTATTGCCGAATGAAAACATTTTATCTGAAATGTCAAATGTAGGAAAAATAGGATATGTAGATGTAAATACTACATTACATACAGTTCCTGCAAATGCTTATACATATACTGGAAATTATAAATTATTTAAAAATATTAATGTGACAGGTGCAAATATGACAGATTGTAGTCGTAAGATTCCACCTGTCAAATATGGTGACCAAGTATTTATGAGATTTAATGATAAGTATGCAAAAATGAATAATACTTCGTTATTAGAATTTGGATCGGACCGTACCAAGTTTTTTCTACGTCCACTTGGAACAAATGCAAACTCCATGACAGGAAAAGCTATTAAATATGGCGACCAAATATCTATTGCAGTATCATCTAACAATTGGATAGATACTATATGTGGATTATGGGGATGTAAAGTGGCGTATATTAATCCGAATACATATCTCGTAGGATTTGGTCCTGGAGGAGAAAAGGGGGGAAGTATTTTTACTATTACACCTGCAGTTGGGTCTCCGTATACGGTAGGTACCGAATTAAAATATAACGATTCATTCATATTAACTTCAGTTATTACAGGTTCTTCTACTTTACGACAAGATCAATTTTTGAGACCTGGAGAACATATAACAAGTGAAAATGGAAATTATGTATTTACGTATCAAATGGATGGAAATATATGTTTATATGATTCAAATGATGGGGCTCTTATTTGGACATCGGATAAACCACATAAACCTAAAAAATTACTTATGCAAACAGATGGAAATTTAGTTGCTTTTGATGTAAACGGAAGACCGCAATGGTCATCTAATTCTCGTCAAAGATTTAAAACAGGAACCAGTATTAACTGTAAATTGAGTGTAGAAAATGATAGAAATGTTGTTATTTCAAGATCATCTGGTGCAAAGATATGGGAAACAAATACTAAAATTATTCTAACCGAAGATGATGGCAATATGTATAAAATAGGATATGTAAATAATAAAAATCTCAAATTTGGTTCTTCAGCTGATAGTGTTGGAAAATGTGAATTTACATTCCAAGATTCATCCCATCCACAAAATTACGATTTATCATGCGATGTAAATTTGTTAACTACCGAATGTACTGCAGATAATTCTTGTGCAGGTTATATTCATTCTGCCAAAGATAATACATGGCAAAAAATACCGAATAATGCTACACCTGATTTATATAAAATAACCGATAGTTCTCCCAGTATTTTTGTTAAAGAAATGAATGTAGATATGAATGATAAATCGTGTTTGTCAGGTAAAAGTAAATTTATTAATTCTAATGAATATAGTCATTATCCAAAAGGAAATGATTTTAGTATGAATAGTGATCAATGTAATCTTCAAACTGCTGGTATTGCATTCCCTATAGACAACCAAAATTATAATCAAATGAATAATCAATACATAACACAAAATACAGAGATGATGAATAAATATCCAAGAAATGAATTTAATATACAGCAAAATAATGAATTATATAGACAAATGCAATCAAAAACAAATGAATATGCAACACTTTTAAATACAATTAAAAGTGAAAAAAATAACAATGTAATTACATATCAACAAATGAATGAAGATTTACATGGAATTGAAAATACAAATAAATCAAATGCATTGTTATGGGGACTTTCATCTATTGTTTTAATTGGTATTGTCATTACCGTCCGTAACGGTATAAAATATTAAATTGAATTAAATTGTTAAACTTATCCAAAAATAAAAATGGCTTCTTTTACTCGCGCACACGTTTTGAAACAAAACCAACTAGAATATATGCCTGCACTGTATACCACATTTACTATAGTATATATTCAAAATTCGGATTATGCTTATCGCATGGGAGAAGAAACTGGAAGCAATTATTTTATACTGGATGAACATGGACACATCTACGGGCAAATTCACGGATATTTGGATTTGAAAGATCAAATTAGATTATTTGATCTAGAATCTCAGCTAAATAGTAATGATGAATTACGAAATTCATTATTACTGTTACCTAGATATAGTGTTGTCAAAGTCGGCGAATTTGAAGTAAGAAAAATTGTAATTTATGGAAAGTATACTCTTAAATTCAAACTTTGTGGAATTCCAAGATTATTTAATTTATACATGATAGATGATCAAACCAAATACTTGGAAAATATCAAACTATAATTTATCCGTTGCACTGTCTAATTATTTTTTAAAAAAATTGAAATCGTTTTCACAATATTACAATCTCATACAACTTACACTCGCTTACAATGTCTTGCCCTACCGAAATCATTGATGTCGCTGCGCCGATTGAAGATGACGAGTATGATGATTACTACGAGCCTGAAATCAAGATTGGAAACGTAAAGCCATACCAATCCAATCATTTCACTTCGGCACGTCGGTATTCCAAGGGAGCAGCAAACGACATTAAAAAGCGAGCACGAGCTATGGAGTTGGCCATGTGCAACGGTCTCGGTGTTGAACCCGCTTACCATTTCACACGCCGAGAAACAGCTGCAAAGCTGCGCGGAAGCAAGGCTTACCATGCAAAGCGCCAAGTATTGTGTGCAGTTCAGTCCGAACGACATGCGCGCATTGCTTACAACGAGAACTACCTCCAGCAAACATGCGACATCAACGACAAGCTACCCACCAAGTCCCGCCGCCTTGCAGCTACTGACCATCCTTGCAACCCGCTTATTCCAGGCTCAGTTTTCCCCAAGAAGATCAACCTCCCACGCAAGACTTTCCGCGACGCTCTCGTCTGGTAAAACATCGGTCTTCAACTAAACACAGGTAAGTATACACATTTTGCTTTTTTTTTATTCTGTATAGTTAATTGTTTTTTTTTCTTCTTCTTTTTCATTCTCCCCGCCTGTAGTTGGATCATAGGTTAATAATGATGTTTCTGCTGCAGCAAGTTCTTCGTGATCCTTTTCATCGGGTGTAGTTCCTCCGTCTATATCTTTCCAAGATGGTTGCGGACTATCTACTACTGGTGGATCAGGTGTAACTTTATAAGGAGGAGATGCATTTTCAGTATAAATAGGTGTAGTTCCTAATTCATAAGGTGGAGCAATTAAATCAGCTGGACTATATCCCATTTCTAATAATTCTTTGTATAATTCTTTCCTGGACCATTCTGGAGTTGTTTTTACTTTTTCATACACAGCCATAAAATCTTTTTCTTGTTGTGGCGTAGGATGAATAAACAGTAATTGTAATAATGTCTCTGATTTTAACTCTTGATCTCCCGATGTGGTTTGCAACAATTCTATAAATTGTTTTAAATTTTCTAGTTTGACAGGTTCGGATAATGTATCCCAAACTGGATTTGAAAAATAAAAGTGTTTATATGCCAATTGATACACTTCAATATCTTTATCTGTTGGATGTTTAAATATGGAATGTAGTAAATCTTTATCTGGCGCAGAAGGAATTAATTCAGTAATAATATGATGTACTGTTGGTTTTATTTCTTTATGGTACATGGTTTTAAATTGTAACGAATTCAGACCATTTATTTTCCACAAATGTCTATCCAAACAAATATTTTCCCATTTATATAATTCTATTTTAGATTGTTTATAATCTGCATCCGTCGTTTTTTTAATATCATTCTTTGTTTCCAACTCTTTTGCTGGTTTGCCTTCTGATTTATCGGGACGATAGACGTAATCCGTTGCATTACTGACGTGAATACGAAAAGCCAATGCATCGTCTTCCCCTCCCCATCCGTAAAAATAATTGGGGAATCCGTTAATTTTCTCAAAGGTTTCTTTTGAAAATTGTATGACACGACCAAACGGAGGATTATATTTTGTATCTTGTACCAAATTTCCTAAATGAAGAATTTTATATTTGTCACAATTGCCATAATATTTATTTACAATATTGGCAGGCATAATAATATCTACATCGTGGAAAATGACAGTTTCAATATCGGTAAAATGTTCGGTTGCATATAAATATCCAGCATTCAATAGGGCTCCGCGATTAAATTTCTGACCATCATTAGATTGTTCAACCACCAAAATGCGCAATGATGGATGTTGCGAATAATGTTCTACAAATTGGTCTAATTGTTGTTTTCTATTTTGGTCACCCTCATCGCGATAAGGAACAATGACTAATGTAGTATTTAATTCACATTCTTCTGTATGAACTACATTTTCTTTGAATAACGGGAAATTATGTTTTATTGTATATTCATTTCTTAATGCTTCCAATTCTGGTAAATGGGTAGATTCGTCAATTAGGCGAACATTAGGTTGAGCCAATCGGTTAGAAATACCATTAAAAATATCGGCGACGTAATCAAAAATAAAAGATTCATTAAAATATTTATTAAAAAAGTCTTGACCATTTCTGGCAATTTGTTCGCAAACGTCTTGATGTTGTAAACACCATTCAATCGTTTCTTCAAAATTAGAAAAATCGGATTTTATGGTAACACAATGAAAGTGTTTGGCATTGACTGTATCTTTATTTTTAGAAGTAATGTATTCAGTATTCAAGAACGGTTCAAACCATAACTTGAATGGAGATTCAATGTTAATAATACAACAACCATATTTGAATAAATTGCCAAACCGATAAGCTGCTGAGTTTCCTTGTACATTGAACATGAATTTACACAATACTTGTTTGGACATGGGGACTTTGGCATCGTCTTCAATAAATCTAGAAGGAACAAATGTAAGTGCTGCAATTTCACTCTTAGACTCAATACCCGTCTTATTTTTAACATTTGCTTTTACACGAGTTGTTTTGATACGCTCCGTAATACGTGTAATTTTTACATTCATATGTTCTTTATGCGCAAATGCTTCATTATTACATAATTGTTCCAATTTAATACGAGGATTCGTAATTTCATCTACACCACATCCAGTAGATTGACCTCGCCACACAAATTTTAATTCGCGATCTTTCCATGGAGGTAAAGCGGCAATATCTATTTTCTCCGAATCATTTTTACAGCGAACACGGTCATGTTTATCGGTATGTGTATTAGAATACGTTGCAAACATTTTATTTTGGTATAATAAATCTAAATCATCACCCGTTGGAATTGGAATGTCTGCATATTTATCATGTGTGCATTGTGATAAAATGGGGATAAATTGTTTTTCAAAATAATCGGGAGATAACGGTGTATCTCCGTAAATATCTACGAATGGTTCTTTCCATTCTTTTTGTAAATGAGGAAAATCCTTACGATTAAGTATAAAAACACAATCATGTACGACTCGGTGATTACACACATTGACGAATAAATCGTACATTTCGGATAAATATGCATCTGTAGGATTCATGTCAACTAATTCTGTGCGTATTAAACAATTGGTGGCATGCCAATAAATGGGGTTTTTGTGTTTCTTTTTTCTCGGCATTGCATTTAAAAATTCTTCCAATGCATCTTTATTTTCTAGAACAGATACGTATTGTTCTCCTTTCTTTACGTATAGTAATTCTGCAAAGCTATTGATATATTCGGTATTGTACATGAGCATAAAATTGACAACTTTGTTATTTTTAATTCTTACAAAAATTCCAGTTTTCAAATGATCAAAAATATAATTTACTGTTGTTTGAATTGGATACGATTCTTCTGAAAGTCTGTTTGCATCGTATATATTCAAATTGAATTTATTTTTACAGTAGGTTGTAATATATTTTTTGGGATTAATTTGGGTAGACGTAAGTAATAATTCTTGTCTAAGTTTTTTATTAAAAATACAAGGAAATAAAGTATAATCTAATATAGATTTGGAATACGATATAGTTTGCCGATTGATAATTCTATTTGCATTCCGATGAAGCATGTAATCAAATTGGGAACAAGGATCCAATTTGGCAGTAGATACATATAATGAATTTTGTTGAAAATCGTGAATGAGTTTGCCAACCAATGTGAATCCTTGTTCTGAAATAACAGTGTCAAACGATGTTTTAATCGGTGTCCATCCCATGTACGCCAATTGTTGAATATTATCGGTTGTAACTAATCTCATTTGGATATTCATGGTTGCAATTTCTTGCATGAACAATTTAAATGAATAGGGAACATTAATGGTGCTGTAAGATTTATTATATTTGGGAATGGATTGGATACCGTTTTCGTCAATCGTTAACGGTCCATCTATAGAAGGACTGTAATGAGTGTTCGTATTATTTACAATAGAAATAAATCCAGTTACATTATCAATGGTTAACCGATATGGTTTTCGCGAATGAGTTACAGTATCAATGTATGTCCCATCTCCGCGAATCATCATGGATTCGGTTTCAAACATGTTCATTCCATTTGCCAAAACACCATCCCGTTCCATTTCACCAATTCTTAATCCACCTTCTTTGGCTCTGCCTTGAACTGGTTGACGAGTTAATCCAGTCATTGGACCACGTTCTCTGAAATTGATTTTATCTTTTACCATGTGTT